CGCCGCCGCCACCGCCGCCGCCACGGCGACCGCCGCCACCGCCGACATTACCACCGTTACCGCCGCTGCCGCCGTTGCCGAGCCCCGAAGCGCCGCCGCGCGCGCAGCTTGGGCCGCCACCGCCACCACCGCCGCCGCCGCGCGCGCAGCTTGGGCCACCACCGCCACCGCCGCCGCCGCCGCGCGCCCGGATCGCGCCGCCACCGCCGTTCAAACCCAGGGCAAACCCGTCACCGCAGCCCGATCCATTGCCGCCGCCGACGCCACAGCTTCCCGTCGGCGTCCCCGGACCCGACGGCGGATCGCCCGCGACCGAGCCGAACCCGCCCACGCCAGCCAATCCGGCTCCCGCCAAACCGGCGACGCCGCCTCGCGACGGTCCGCCGCGCCGCTTCGTCGGCCTGATCCGCACGGGGCGTACCGGCGTCCTGACGGAACGGCTGGACCGGCCCAAGCGCAAGACCTTGTTGGGAGAGTAGCCCGATGCCCGCCAGCGATCCGGCGACCCATGCCCTGGACTACCGCGCGGCCACCGGCGGGTCGGCGCCCCCGGTGCCGCCGACCAAGTACGACCCCGCCGACCTGCTCGCCCGCTACCGCCGCGCGCGCGACCGGCGCACGCCGTGGGAGGGCCATTGGCGGGACTGCATCGCCTATACCCTGCCGCAGCGTGACGGCGCGGTCGGCGCGGCCGAGCCCGGCCAGCGCGCGGCCGAGCGGATCTTCGACGCCACCGCCGGGGATGCCGCGGAGCAGCTGGCCGCCAGCCTGCTGGCCGAACTGACGCCGCCCTGGTCGCGCTGGATCGGGCTGACCCCGGGGACCGGCCTGGACGACCGTGAGGCCGCGCGCCTCGCCCCGCGCCTAGCCGAGGCGGAGGCGGTGCTGCAGGGGCACGTCGACCGCTCCAACTTCGCGGTTGAAATGCACCAGTGCTTCCTCGATCTGGTCGTGCTCGGCACCGCCTGCCTGTCGTTCGAAGAGGCGGCGCTGGGGGCGTCCAGCGCGTTCCGCTTCACCGCGGTGCCGCTGCGCGAGGCGGTGTTGGAGGAGGGGCCGGACGGTCAGCTCGACGTCACCTTCCGCCGCAGCGAACTGACGGCCGCCCAGCTGATCCGCCGGTTCGGCCAGGCCCAGGCGCCGGAGGCGGCACGGACGCAGGCCTCCAATCCCGAGGCGGAAGCCGAACGCTTCGCGGTGGTCGAGGCGGTGCTGCCGGACGCCACCGCGTACGACTACGTCGCGGTGCTGGATGACGCGGGCGGCGGCGAGGGTCCGCGGGTGCTGGCGGAGGGGCGGTTCGGCCGCTCGCCGTTCGTCAACTTCCGCTGGATGAAGGCGCCGGGGGAGGTCTACGGCCGCTCCCCGGTGATGCGGGCGCTGCCGGACATCCGGACCGCCAACAAGGTGGTCGAACTGACGCTCAAGAACGCCTCGATCGCGGTCACCGGGATCTGGCAGGCGGACGACGACGGCGTCCTCAACCCCGCGACCGTGCGCCTGGTGCCGGGGACGATCATTCCCAAGGCGGTCGGCTCCAGCGGGCTCACGCCGCTGGCCGCGCCCGGGCAGTTCGACGTTTCCGAACTGGTGCTCTCCGACCTGCGGGAGCGGATCCGCCGGACGCTCCTGACCGGCCAGCTCGGCCAGCCGGCGAGCCCGCACATGACCGCGACCGAGGTGCTCGAGCGCAGCCAGGAGACCGCGCGCGTGCTGGGCGCCACCTACGGCCGACTGCAGGCGGAGCTGCTGACCCCGCTGGTCGCCCGCGCGCTCTCGATCCTCTCGCGCCGCGGCGAGATCGATCCGCTGAGCCTGGACGGCCGGACGGTGCAGCTGCGGCTGCGCGCGCCGCTCGCCCAGCTGCAGGCGCAGAAGGACGTCGCCAACACGGTCGGCTGGATCGAGCGGGTGGCCGCGCTTGGCGAACCCGGGTTGTCGACCGTCGACTTGGCGGCCGCCGCGCGCTGGATCGGCGAGACGATGGGCGTGCCGGCGGAGCTGATCCGCCCCGCCCCGCCGGATGCCGCGCCGCCGACCGCGCCGCCGACCGCGCCGCCGACCGCGCCGGGGTCCGCGCCGGGGTCCGCGTCCCCGCCGCCCGCGGGTCCGCCATCGCGGGAGGCCGGCGATGTCTGAGACGCCACCGCCCGACAGGCGCACGCCACGACCGCCGGTCACCGCGACACCGGAAACCGAGCGTCCCGACGCCGAGGCGATCGCGCGCGCTTTCGCCCGCTGCTTTGCCGGCGGGGACGGCGCGATCGCCCTGGATCACCTGCGCCGGATCACCTTCGAACGCGTGCTTGCCCCCGAGGCGGGGGAAGCGGCGCTGCGCGATCTGGAAGGACAGCGTCGACTGGCCGCCACGCTGCTTGCGCTGATCCGGCGCGGGCGCAGCGGCACCTGAAGCCGCCCGCGTTTTCTTTTTCATGCCCCTGGACGAGGATCGACCTGCATGACCGACAGCCTGCTTGCCGGCGCCCAGACGCCGACCGTATCCGACCGCGGCCCGCAGCGACCTGCCCGCAGCCGCATTCCCGAAAGCCCCCGGATGCCCGAGAAGTTCCGCGACCCCGACAGCGGCGAGCTGCGGGTCGACGCGCTGCTGCGCTCCTACCTGGAGCTGGAGCGCAAGCTCGCCCGAATGGTCGAGCTACCCCAGCCCGACAGCCCGCCGGAGACGGCCGGCGCGTTCCGCCGGGCGATGGGCGTGCCGGATACGCCGGAGGACTACCCGGTTCAGCCGCCGCATCCGATGATCCAGCCGGATCCCGACATCAACGCCGCCCTGCACGCGGCCGGCTTCACGCCCGAACAGGCCCAGCTGGTCTACGACCTGGCGGCCGAGCGGATGCTGCCGGCGGTCCAGGAACTGGCCGGGAATTTCGAGGCCGAACGGCAGCTGGAGCGGCTGGTCGAACAGTTCGGCGGGGAGGACAAGTGGCGCGAGGTCGCCGCGGCGCTTGGCGCCTGGGGCCGCAAGAACCTGCCGGCGGAGGTGTTCGAGGCGCTGTCGACCACCTACGAGGGCGTGCTCGCGATGCACCGCATGATGGCGAACGGCGAGCCGGGCCTGGGCGCGTCCGGCGCCCCGGTCCCGGACGTCAACGAGGACGACCTAAAGCGCCTGATGGCCGATCCGAAGTATTGGCGCGAGCGCGATCCGCGGACGATCGCCAAGGTCCAGGACGGCTTCAAGCGCCTGTTCTCGGGGGAGGCTGGCCATTAACCCCCAGCGTCCTCGCGCGTCGGGCACGGCATCGCGGCGGGTCTCCTCGCCGCCACTGGTGGGAGAGGGACAGGGTGATGAGGTGCGCTCGCGATCGAAGATCGCGGCGACCTCGTTTCCTCAGCCCTCTCTCCCAGACGCTGAACGGGGATCCCCGGCGCCGGTTCAGCGATCCCCAGCCACGACCTGACAGAGATGCGGGTGGCGCGCGGCCGCGCAGCTTTGCGCCGGTAGGCGCGACACCCGCGCCGACGGAAGGCCGCCGGCATGCCTTGCGCAAGCCGCGCGCCGCCCGGTTTCCCCTCCCGGCCGCCGGCCGCGCGGCGCCGGCGGCCTTCCGTCACCCCCGTTTTCCGCCGCCGACAACCCGCGCCGCTTTCGGTACCGCGCGGGCCGGCGGCGCGCGTCCACGCGAGCCCGGCCGCCTGAACCGGCGACAACCGCGACCTGCGTGTCGAACCGCCCCGACAACCGCCCCGACAACCGATAGAGAGAGACGTAAAGACCATGTCCCAACAGGTCGATCAGGCTTTCATCAAGCACTTCCAGAGCGAGGTGCACACGGCCTACCAGCGCCAGGGCTCGAAGCTGCGCCAGACGGTGCGCTCGAAGTCCAACATCAAGGGTGCCACCACGACCTTCCAGAAGGTCGGCCGGGGCGCCGCGTCCACCAAGGCCCGGCACGCCAAGGTGCCGGTGATGTCGGTCGAGCACAACGCGGTGGAATGTCAGCTCGCCGACTTCTATGCCGGCGACTGGGTCGACAAGCTGGACGAGCTGAAGGTCAACATCGACGAACGCATGGTGGTCGCCAACGCCGGCGCCTATGCGCTCGGACGCAAGACCGACGACCTGATCATCGCGGGGCTCGCCGCGTCCACCAACGTCGCCGGGACCGCCGCCGACGGCCTGACCAAGGCGAAGATCCTGACCGCCTTCGAGATGCTGGGCGCCAAGGACGTGCCGGACGACGGCGACCGTTTCGCCGTGATCGGCTGGAAGCAGTGGTCGGATCTGCTCGACATCCAGGAGTTCGCCAACGCCGACTACGTCGGCGAGGGCGAACTGCCGTGGAAGGGCACCCAGGCCAAGCGCTGGCTGGGCACGCTTTGGATCCCGCACTCCGGGCTCGGCCAGGCCGCCGGCGTGCGCACCTGCTACTGGTACCACAAGACCGCGATCGGCCACGCGTCGGGCGCGGACGTGTCCAGCGACATCTCCTGGCACGGCGACCGCGCGGCGCACTTCGTCAACAACATGATGAGCCAGGGCGC